GGCTGTGGACGTGGGCTTCGAGTTCGACGACCTGGCGCTGGTGGACGCGGTACAGGCGGCGCTGGCCGGGCGCAAGCTTCGCCTCGTGCTGGCCTCGGGCCGGATGCGCACCGCGACGACGCCAAGCGGAATGGAGTACGTGACGCTCTACTCAACCGAGGGCAGCTCCATCTGGAACGCCATGCAGCTGGAGGTCACCTACACGCCCGCTTACGAGCACGCGGAGGTTGAGCTGGCGGGCGCTCCGTGCCTCGGCTTGAAGGTCTCCAACTCGGGGCCGGGCGGCTTCGGGGGCGCGTCGTGGCGGCTGTCCACCGACGACGCCGCCGGTCCGTACCACCCGCTGCTCGCCAAGGGCAACCTCGTGACTGTCACCCACGGCGACCCGCCGGTAGTCCTGCACGAGGGCGAAATCACGGGCGACGTGAGCCACCCCATCGCGGACGGCGGGACGCTCTACTACGACGTGAGCAGCGCCGGGCTGTGGTGGCGTGCCGGCCAGCGTAAGGACTTCGCAGCCGTGCTCTTCGACGATGACGTGGGGCAATGGTTCGTCTCCCAGACCGCGGGCAAGAGCTACACGGTGGACCTGGACGGACGCCTGTTCCTGGCCCTGGAGGCGAAACAGGCGGTCGAGTCCGGGAGGGCGGCATCCATCTTCTACTGGCTGCTGGACGGCATGGGCGGGCAGTTCGCCGCGATACGCGAGTTCCTGGCGGTCATCCGCTGGGCGACAGGGACAGTCGGGACCGAGGTGAAGGTGACGCTCGACTACTCCGTGGTGACCCCGTTCGGGAGCGGCGCGGCGAGTCCCTGGACGAATCTCAGGACGTGGACACTAGGGGACGCCACCACCGGCTACGCGCTACGGCAGAACCTGGCGGGGCTGAACGCGAAAGCGCTGCGCCTGAGTATCTCGGTCCCCGGCGGCACGGACGGTCTGACCGCACCACGCGAGTTCGAAGTGTGGGACCCGTGCGTGGTCTGCGCTCCGCTCCGCGAGGTGGCTATCACGGCCATCAGTAAGGCGAACCCGTCGACCATCACGACCGCGACCCCACACGGGCTCATGACCGGGGACCGCGTGTTCATCCACGGCGCGAACGGGACGCCGAAGGTCGACGGCTGGCGGACCGTGACGGTCCTCTCTCCTACGACCTTCACCGTCGCCGTGAACGTCACGACGGCGGGCTCTGCCGGGACGGTCTGCCGGGCGTGGCGCATCGACGAGGCGATGGCCGAGGTCGCCGCCGGCGAGGAGCTGGGGCTCACCACCGGGCTGGCGCTAGAGGCCGACACCGAGCCTGTCGGCAACGTCCATTGGAACCTTACTGCGCGTCCGCACGAGTCGCGTGCCGATACCCTCAACCGCTGGGCGATGCTCTCCCCGGAGCCGTTCGACTACGGTTTCTGGGACAACCGGACGTTCGTCATCAAGACGATACCCGACCCGCCACCGGCGGACCGGCACTTCGCAGTAGACGCCACGGCGGCGGGTGTGGACGTGAACGTGCTCCGCGAGGCCGAGGGCGTCCCCGGGACCATCAAGCTGCTCTACAGCTACCGGGCCATCAAGGACGCGACCGACCCCGACTCGTACAAGAAGTCCAACTACCCGGACGGCATCGAGGCGGCGGTCTACCGACCGGAAGACATGCTCGACCGCGCGGCGGCGGACGCGGCGGTGGACGTGTGGACGGAGTTCTCGGACGTGGCCATGACGCACGACGAGGCCGTGGACCTGGCTGACCAGATTCTTGCGTGGGTGGGTTCCCAGCCCGCCTCCGGAACCGTGAAGCTGACCGTCCCCTACATCGAGCGGGCGGACGGGCAGGGGCAGATGCTCGCGGCCTACATGCGCGGCGGGGACCGGCTCACCATCACCAACTGGCCGGGCTACGAGAAGCTGCCCATCACGGGCGTGGACGTGGACACCTCCAACGGGGCCGTGACCCTGAGCATCGGGGAGACGCGCGAGGAGTTCGTGGCGCGGCTGGAGGCGGCGCGGGACGTGGCCGCTCCGGGGAAGCGGCTCAAACGCGGCTGGTGGAAGAAGCGCAAGTGATGCCGGACAGCCGCCAGATACCCGGCTTCACGCCCGAGCAGACGTGGGCGCTCAAGGCGCTCATCCGCGAGGGCGTCCGCGAGGCGAACGACCACGACGAACGCGTGGCGGCGCTGCAGGAATGCGTCTTCGGTAACGGCAAGGAGGGCCTGAAGACGACCATCGTGCGGATGCAGAAGGACGTGGGCAGCCTCGTCTGGTGGTACCGCCTGCTGGTCGGCGCGGTCGTCGGCTCGTGGCTGACGCTGCTCGTCTCGTTCCTACGCTGACGGAAGGACTCGCTATGCACATCATCGAGCACGACTGGACGTGGGCCGCGCCGCTGGTCACGCGACGCAAGGCGGTCAAGTACCTCGTCGTCCACCACGCGGCGGGTGACCTGACCGCCGAGGCCATACACCGCGTCCATCTGGACAAGAAGTGGTCGGGCATCGGCTACCAGTACGTCGTGGAGCTGGACGGCGACATTCACCGTGGGCGGCCGGAGGGCAAGGTCGGGGCGCACTGCAACGAGCACAACGACGAGTCGATTGGCGTCTGCTTCTCCGGAAACTACGAGACGCGCAAGACGATGCCGGCCAAGCAACTCGCTGCCGGTCGCGAGCTTCTGGCCGACCTGCGGCGGCGCTACCCGAAGGCGAAGGTCGTCGGCCACGGCTCCATGCCCGACAACGCGACCGCGTGTCCGGGCAGGTACTTCCCGATGGACGCGCTGCTCGGCGCGGCTCCGGCTCCGGCTCCGGCGGCGAAGCACATCGCCAAGAGCCTGCGGCCGGTCCTCAAGCAGCGGATGCTCCGCTACGCGCTCGTGAACGGTGTCTCACTCGCGGACTGCGCCGGGCTGGGCATCGTGGATTCCAAGGGCAAGCCGAGCACGGTATGGGGCGACGTAGCCAAGCGGCTGGCGTGGCGCGTCTCCGGGGCGCTGACGGGCGTCGAGCAGGGAACGCAGCCTACGGTGGCGCTGTGGAAGGCGCTCGGGGGCAAGTAGGGTGAGCGGCCTACGGACACGCTACCCGTGCCGACTCTGCCTGCGGAAGCGGCGCTGCGAATGGCTGCTACACGATTTGCACGCGGCGCTCGAAAGTGCCGTGACGCGCGGGATGCCGGAGCACGAGCTGCCCGAGGTCTATGTGGACTGCGAGGGCCGCTACTCCCCAGCGTCCCGCGTCCTGCGCCCGGAGCACGGAACCTGATACGCGGTGTGTTATTCAACGCGCGCCCCGCGTCCTAGGCTCATGTCATGGCGATGGAGCCGCACGGCCGACAGGCGACAAGCGATACCCGGTCCTCCTCCGGGCGTCTCCTCTCACGGCGGTCGTCCGCGTGCCTGCGGCCGTGCGTGCTCCTCGCCGTGGGGGTGACCGGCACCCCTGCCTGCTGCCTCGCTCTCACGGTGTTCCTGACACTCAACCCCGCGCCGATGACGTTCGACCCGGCTCCGGTACAGGTCGGGCCCACCCAGGCTCACCGCGCGACGCGTGCCGTGAAGGCGGACGCGCGGGACCGGGCGGACCGGGAGCGGCGGCGCTGGCGGGCGGAGCGGCGGCGCATCGAGCGCGAGAAGGCCGCACGCAAGGCCGCACGCGAGGCGGCACGCGAGGCGGCAGCCCGGGCGGCACAGAGCACGGCGGTCTACGGCGGCGGGGTCGAGCGCTGGCGCGGGCTGGCCCTCGAGGTCGGCTGGAGCGAGGCCGAGCTGCCGACGCTGTTGCGCATCATCCGAGCCGAGAGCGGCGGGAACCCACGGGCCTTCAACGCTTCCAGCCGCTGTTCCGGGCTTCTGCAGCTCCACCCGTGCTGGTGGGACGGCAGGTGGTCGTTCGACCCCTTCGACCCGCGTCTGAATCTCGCCTACGGGCTCAAGGTCAAGCGACTGTCGGGGTGGAGCGCATGGAGCGTGCGCCCATGATGGCGCGTCTCCGGGGACGCCGCTTGCTCACCGTCGCGGAGTTCTGCGCGGCGGCGGACGTGCCCGAGCAGACGGCGCGCGCGCAGCTCCGCGAGGGTCGCCTGCGCGGCCGGAACCTGAACGCGGACCGTCCCGGCCGTGTGCGCGCCCGCTGGCGCGTCTTCGCGTCCGAGGCCGACCGCTACCTACGGGAACGCGGAGGGAGGTGAGTGAATGGACACCATGACCACCATCCTGAGCGTTCCGGCCGTGGTCGCCATCGTGGAGCTGTGCAAGTCCTTCGGAGTGGCCGGCAAGTGGGCGCTGCTCGCGGCGGTCGTCGTGGCCGTCGCGCTGAACGTGGCCGACTACCTCTGGGCGACCAGCGGCCTCTACGGCGCGGCGGTCGCCGGGCTGCTTCTGGGATTGGCGGCTGCGGGCCTGTACGACGTGGCGAAGACGGCGGCACCGAAGGCGTGACGAGCCGCGCGAGCCGGGGCGACGTTCCCCTACCGTCGTCCCGGCTCTTGCCGTCTCCCTGACTGGATAGTATCGGCAGCGGAGGACAGCAGCTTGAGATACGACGGCTCAAGCATCGCTCAAGGGCGTGTATGGCCCGGGGGTGATAGCCTGATAGATGGGACCAAAGACGGGAGGGAGCCGATGAGAATCGAGACGGACTACAGTACGGCAGAAGCCCTCGACATCGCCGGTGAGGAGGTCGTGCGCCACAAGGGGCAGGTACTGTCACGTCATGACACCGGCCTCAGCGCCAGCTTCGCCAAGAAGTTCTCGTGGCTCTGGTTCCTGCTCCTGGCCGGCCTCTTCTACTTGCCGTTCTATTGGACGAGGAGCGCTCCCAGCCTCGCGATGAGCGTCAGCGACGACGGCGGTCCGGAGCCGACGGTCGTCACCCTGACCAGCAAGGGCAAGCGGGCCGAGCAGACGGCCAGGGCGGTCCGCAGGCGGCTCCGCTGAGCGGATATGACGAAGCGCGGCCGAGGCAGACCTAGGCGCGAAGACTACCTGACCACTACCCGGGCGGCCGCCTACGCCACGGCCGCCGGCCATCCCCTCAGCTACAAGACCATCGCCCGGCTCTTCGACGCCGGAGTCCTCCAGGGACACCGCACACCGGGCGGCCCAAGGCGTATCCTCCGCGACTCCCTGGATAATTTTCTCGCAACGACACTGGACAACCCCGAGAGGGCACTCTAGTATAGACT